GAAATGACAAGTAAAACAGCAAAGCAATGGGAAGGTTGGGGTACTGCACTTAAACCAGCACACGAACCGATTGCGGTTGGGCGCAAACCAATATCTGAAGGTACTGTTGCTAAGAATGTGTTAAAACATAGAACTGGTGCAATTAATATTGATGCTAGTCGAATCAAATATGATGAACTTAGTGAGGGCAGATTCCCAGCAAATATAATGCACGATGGACTACAACAAGATTGGGCGCGTTTTTTCTACTGTCCAAAAGTATCAAAAAAAGAACGTGGTGAGAACAACAAACATCCAACAGTTAAACCACAAGAATTAATGAAATACTTAGTGAGGCTTGTCACGCCTAAAGGTGGTACTGTACTTGATCCATTCATGGGTTCCGGCTCTACTGGTATGGCAGCAAAAGATTTGGGTTGTAATTTTATTGGCATTGAGAAATCAGAGGATTATTTTAAAATCTGTCAAGAACGAATTGATGAAACAAACCCACTAAGCGAATTTTTTGACTAGACAATCATTATAGAATATGCTATAATGGTGAAATTAATATAGGAGAATTATATGTCAATAATGGACAAACTCAAAAAGAATTCAAAACTAAAGACCACAGAAGTTCTTTCAGAGTCTAAATTTTTTAATAATAAAGAACAGGTTTCAACACCAGTTCCAATGATGAATGTAGCATTATCTGGATCAATAGATGGTGGTCTTACTCCTGGCTTGACTGTATTGGCTGGGCCATCTAAGCACTTTAAAACTTCATTTACGTTGTTGATTGCAGCGGCTTACTTGGAGAAGTATGAAGATGCTGTAATGTTATTTTATGACTCAGAATTTGGATCACCTGCATCATACTTTGAACAGTTTGATATTGATACCGCGAGGGTTTTGCACACACCAATTACAAACGTAGAAGAATTGAAATTTGATCTTATCGCTCAACTTGAGGGAATGGATAAATCTGACCGTGTTATCGTGGTTATTGATTCAATTGGTAATCTTGCATCTAAGAAAGAAATGGAAGATGCAATCAACGAAAAGTCTGTAGCAGATATGTCAAGAGCAAAGGCACTCAAAGGTCTATTCAGAATGTGTACACCATATTTGGCAATGAAGAATATTCCCATGATTGCAGTCAATCACACATACAAAGAAATTGGGTTATTTCCGAAAGATATTGTGTCTGGTGGAACTGGCATTTATTACAGTGCAAACAACATTTGGATTCTTGGTCGCAGACAGAATAAAAAGGGAACCGAAATTCAAGGATATGATTTTGTTATCAATGTTGAAAAATCTAGGTTCGTTAAGGAAAAGTCCAAAATTCCCATTACGGTTTCTTGGGAAGGTGGCGTTGCACCTTGGTCTGGATTACTAGAAGTTGCTCTTGCTGGTGGATATGTTGTCAAGCCAAGTAACGGTTGGTATAGTTCAGTTGATATGAATACTGGTGAAGTGTCTGAGAAGAAAGTTCGTGAGGCTGGTACTCTTGAAGAAAGTTTTTGGAAGCCTATATTTGATAGCACAGACTTTGCTGAATTTATTAAAAAGCAGTATACTATTGGGTATCAGACAGAAATTGATATGGATGAAGTTATAATGAATGGGGATGAATAATGCCAGAATTTAAAGAAAGTATAGACTATGAACATATTCCACATCCAAAAGACGATAGAGCATGGTCAATTAGAATTTTAGAGGGTGTATATTCTGAAACAGTAGTTTCTTTTGGAACAATCACACTTGATGGTGAGGATAATGAGGATAGTCAAATGACATTTGACTTCACGCTAGAAAGTTCGCCAATAGATGATCTTGATGAAGGTAGTTTGGAGTTCCAAGACTTTGTTGGTAATCTATTGACTTCTATTATAGAGACTGCTATAATCAATAAAACAGGTGAAATGAAGGAACTGTAATTGTCTAATATTGAACAAATAATTCTAAAAAACTTAATCTCTGATGAAAAGTATATGCGTAAGGTTTTACCTTTTATAAAACCAGAGTATTTTGAGGGCGTGTATCGGCAAATGTTTACCAATGTTGGCGTATATGCTGGTAAATACAATAGATTGCCCACTCAAGAAGCGTTTAGAATTGAGATTGATGAATCAGATCGTTATACTGATGAGCAATATAGACATGCTATGGAGATTATACCACAAATCTTTGATGGAACACCCTCAGATGAAGAACATCTTTTAGAGGTTACTGAGAAGTGGTGTCAAGACCGCGCACTATTCAATGCAGTGATGGAATCAATTAGTATCATTGATGGAAAGCATGAAACACTTTCTAAAAATGCTTTACCTGATATTCTAAGCACTGCATTGGGTGTTTCATTTGATACGAATGTTGGTCACGACTATCTTGGAAATTTTGAAGAACGCTATGAATTTTATCATCGCACTGAAGAACGATTACCTTTTGATCTTGAATATTTTAATCTGATCACTAAAGGTGGTTTGCCTAAGAAAACCTTAAATATCATCTTGGCTGGTACTGGTGTGGGTAAATCCCTTTTTATGTGTCACCAAGCAGCGGCAGCACTTTCAGACGGTAAGAATGTTTTGTATATCACAATGGAAATGGCAGAAGAAAGGATTGCTGAAAGAATTGATGCAAATCTTTTAAATATCCCTATTGATCAAATTACTACTTTAAGTAGAGAAAACTTTTCTGAGAGAGTTGCCAATATTTCAAAGAGAACAAATGGTAAATTAATTATTAAAGAATATCCTACTGGTCAAGCAAATGTTTCTCATTTTAGAAGTCTGCTAAGTGAACTTAAATTAAAAAAATCATTTGAGCCAGATATTATTTTTATAGATTATCTAAATATTTGCGCTAGTAGCAGAATGAAGGCTATGGGGGGATCAATAAATTCTTACACCTATATCAAAGCAATCGCGGAAGAAATGCGAGGACTCGCAGTTGAATTCAACGTACCGATTGTCTCAGCAACACAAACAACAAGATCAGGCTTTTCAAATTCTGATATTGGATTAGAGGATACTTCTGAATCATTCGGCCTTCCAGCGACAGCAGATTTAATGTTTGCACTCATATCTAATGAAGAACTAGAAGAAATGGGGCAAATTGCAGTTAAACAGTTAAAGAATAGGTACAATGATCCTACATACAAAAAGCGGTTTGTTATAGGCGTTGACCGTTCTAAAATGAGGTTGTTTGATGTGAGTGATGATCAACAAACTCTAATGGATGATGGTCCAGTATTTGATAAAACCCCTCAAGGACAAGATGCTGAAAAATATAAGGATTTTAAACTATGAATAGAGCGAATTGGTTAGCAGATCAAATTAGATCAAACAATTATAAGATTGGTGTAGAACTAGGAGTGTTGAGAGGACCAACATTTAAGTTTATCGTGGAAAATTGTAGAAACACAAACCATATTGGGGTTGATGTATTTTTAAACGATAAGATTTGGAAAGCAAAAGATATATCAACCACAGAGGAATTGTGTGAACAACCACCTGTTGAATGGTATGGTGAACTTATTAAATTTTGTGAAGGTTTTGATGGTAGAGCAAAATTGATTAGAGACTTCACACATCTTGCACATAATCAGTTTGAAGATGGTTCTCTTGATTACGTTTTTGTTGATGCTTCACATGATGGTGATTCCGTAAAAAGAGATATTGAATTATGGACTCCAAAAATTAGAAAAGGTGGATTGGTATCTGGACATGATATAAATCTTATTCAAGTAGCAATGGCTGTTGTGCAATCAACACCGAAACACGAAGTAGGTCCAGATAATGTATGGTGGTATGTAAAATAATGAAATTGAAAAGTCAAATGAATATAAATATAGTTGACCCAGAAAAATGGAGTAATCTTACAAATGGATGATTTTTTAGATCAAGAGAGTGTAGATAAGATTTCTCAATTATGGGATAAATTTCATAAAGTAGTTGCGGATTTAAATGACGAAGAATTCAGTCATCTTGAAATTGCAGGACTAATGCAAGCATATGCTTTAAAACTTTATAGAATGAAGTTAACTGACGATGAGTATCGGGGAATGTTAAACTATATATTCTTACAGCATAATCGTATCATGGAAGATAACGAGTCAAAAACACTACATTAAAGGACTATATTATGAAAGCAGTTTTAAAAGCATACACGCAAGTACATGAATCGCCAGCCTTGGGTGATCTACAAGAATTTGTCGCATATTGCGCTAGGGTATCAAATCCTTCAAATCAAATCAATAGTGCTACTAGCGAAAAACTTCTACAATATCTGATCAAACATAAGCATTGGTCACCGCTAGAAATGGTATCTGCTACAATGGAGATTGAAGCCACAAGAGATATTGCCCGACAACTCTTGCGGCATAGGTCATTCTCATTTCAAGAGTTTTCTCAGAGATATGCTAATGTTGATGAATTTGGCGATAATATGTTTGAACTTTGTGAAGCAAGACTTCAAGATACTAAAAATAGACAGAATAGTATAGAAACAGATGATGCTGATTTACAATCTGCATGGTATATAATGCAACAAGAGGTGATTGATAAGGTTGAAGAAGCATATCTTTGGGCGATTGGTAATGGTATAGCCAAAGAGCAAGCAAGAAAAGTTTTGCCAGAAGGTCTTACAATGTCGCGTCTGTATGTCAATGGAACGCTAAGATCGTGGATTCATTACATTGAATTGAGAAGTGCAAATGGAACTCAAAAAGAACATAGAGAATTAGCCATACAATGTGGAAAAGCAATTTCTTTAATATTTCCACTGGCAAGTGACTTTTTTAACGAAATAGATTTATACCCAACATAAAAAGGAGAATAAAATGGGAAAGAGACTTTCAACTTTTTGGTCCGATAACAGTAATGATTATTGCGAAATTCATTTTGATTATAAAGAAGAGTATGCGTATATAAAATATTTTACAGAAAATGGAACAAAATATTTTGAAGAAACCTTTCCCAACAATTCCCTAAGATATGTGGAAGATGCAGCAGAAAATTGGGCATTGGGTTATAAAGATTTATCTCCAGAGCATCACACACAATATACTTTAAAATTTGGTTGACAAATGATTTGTAGTATGTCATAATATAGGCATAAACGAATCAGAACAGGACAACAAATGAAGCGTATAACAACTATCGGAATATTAGCAGTTAATTGTGCTATTGCCGCTGGTATTGGCTATGCTGTTTTTGAAGCAAAAAAGCAAGTATCTGATACTACTGAGGCAGTAGAACAACTAGCAGAAGAAAGAGCAAATGAAATTGCAGAAGAACATGCAATTGAACTTGCTTATCAAGCAGAACAAGTAAAACAAGTACAGTGTTTGGCAACAAACATATATTACGAAACTATGGCATCTTCTTTGGCTGATGCCATGGCTGTTACGGATGTGGTTCTCAATAGAGTAGCACATGAAAAATATCCAAGCACACCGTGTGAGGTTGTTCATCAATCTTATCTAAACGATAAGGGTGTACCATTACTCAATAAATGTCAATTCAGTTGGTATTGTGATGGTAAGGCAGATGAACCACAGAATGAAAATTCTTGGACAAAATCTGTTGATCACGCTGTTGCAATGTATAGTGGTGGAGATTGGCGTGGATTAACTGAAGGTTCAACACACTATCACGCAACATATGTTTCTCCATCATGGGCTAAAGAATTCACTAAAATAGTTCAGATTGGCGCACATATTTTTTATCGCATGGAAGATAAATGAATATATTTATTTTAGATAATGACCCTACTATTGCTGCAAAATTGCAATGTGACAAGCACGTTGTAAAGATGATTGTGGAGAGCGCACAAATGCTCTCCACGGCACATCGTATGTTGGATGGTGATCAAGAGTTGCGTCCTTCTAAGTCTGGAAAAAGAATGGTTAAATATTGGGTCTTGCCAGATAGTCGTGAAAATGTTATATATAAAGCAGTGCATATGGGTCATCCATGTACTGTTTGGACTATGAAGAATGATAACAACTACAATTGGCATTATAATCATTTTGTTGCCCTTTGCAGAGAATATACATATCGGTATGGTAAAGTACATGCCACAGAAAAATTACTAAAAGAACCATTATCAAAACCACCTAAAAATATAAAATCAGGTTACAAATACTTGATGAGTCCATTCGCACTTGCTATGCAACATGAACCACAATGTATAAATGAGAGTGACCCAATAAAATCATATCAAGACTACTACAACACGAAACAGAAAAATTTTAAGATGGTTTGGACAAAACGACAAATACCCGAATGGTTTAAGGAAAATATTAATGAGTGAAGAACATAACTATTGTACCACAAAAGGTTTAGGATGGGCATTTCTTGTACTTGTCTTTATGATATTAGGATTACCTGTCATTATGCTAATGTTGACAGTAGGTCTTGAAGATTATGGTATGTACTGTAACATGAATTTACTGCCTTGTTTTGGATTAAGCGAATGATACTATGAAAACTGAAATGATTACGGATGTTCGCCCTAGATTTTGGGATAGAACTAAAC